GGTGTTTGAAGCCACCACCACGGAACAAGTGGCCGAATGGCGCCATAATAGAACCACCATACCTGAACAGATACGCATCCTGACCGAAATCTGTGCGCATCTCAATGAAACAGTCAAGGACCCACAGCGCATCTACTACAGCATAGAAAACAACACCATTGGTGAAGCTGCCTTGATCAGCATAGCCGAATACGGCGAAGAACGCATACAGGGCTATTTTCTCAGCGAGCCCGCCGGTGGTAGCAGCCGTAGATATCGCAAAGGATTCAACACCACGCACAAGCCCAAGCTGGCGGCCTGCAACAAGCTCAAACTGCTGATCGAAACAGGGCGCATGAAAATACGCAGCGCCAGCCTGGTTAGTGAACTCAAAACCTTTGTGGCCTCGGGCATGGGCTATGCTGCCAAACCCGGAGAAACCGACGATCTTGTCATGAGCACAGTGCTGGCCATACGCATGCTACAGTTGTTGCAGAGCTATGATACGGACATAAACAATCAACTGAGAGATCACGGTGATGAGGTCAAGCCGCCCATGCCGTTCATAGCGGTGCTGCGATAAATAACTTGCCATGTCTGAACTAACACCTGCACGCCGACTTTTTGACCTCTTGGTCAGCCGAGATTTTGAACCCGAAATGCTGGATGCTTCTGGGCGTGCCAGCGACGATCCTGCAGAAACTGAAATATTCAGCTTTGATTTCCGGGCTGAAAGTGGCCAAGATTATGGTACCGTTGTGATCATGCTGGGCGATGACGGTGATCTTGAAGTGTACTGCTCGGACAACGTGGGCCGTGGCATGGCCAGTGAAGACAAAAATGACTGGTTTGGCTTCCTGGAGCAACTGAAAAACTTTGCCACCCGCAACTTCATGGGCTTTGGCATAAAGAATCTGAACCGTTTGCGTTACAGCATGCAGGGCCAGGCCGCCATCCGAGAAGGACTTTTTGAAAGCTGGCAAGGCCGCCGGGACATGAGCTGGAATGCCGGAGCCAATGAGTCACGTTTGATGATCAAACACAAACGAGTCATGGGCGAAGGTGAAGCCAGATTCCGTTGTGTGGAAAATCTTTTTATCGAAACAGCCGAGGGCGAACGCTACAAACTCCCATTCCGCAATCTCACCGCAGGCAAGGCCATGCTGGAACATGTGCGTGCCGGTGGTCGCCCCTACGATGTGCGTGGCCAGCACATAAGTGAAATGGTCACTGAACTTGCTGTGCTCAGCAGATTCCGTAGAGCCAATCATGGCCGATTGCTGGAAGGCGACACACTTGCCTTGGTAGAACAAACCAACACCTACCGTGAACGCTTGCAACACAATCTCAAAAGCCTGACCTCAAAGACCGGATATGCCAGATACTTTGAATCATGGTCCCCGGAACAAGCCACTGCAGAAAGCGTGGTCATAGAAGGACTCAAACACATGTTTGTGACACAAAGCATAGATCAGCGCATAGAAGAAGCCTTGCCCTTGATCGCCCGAATACAACAACAGGAAAACGCCATGAAAGAAACTGAAATATTTGAAGCCTGGGCCGATCGGCTCATGGAAGGAACCTGGGCACTGCCAGACACTCCAGAAAAGCAAAGCCAACTCATAGAACTCTTGAGCAAGGATCTCTTGGTGGGTGCCGATGCCACCAATGCCACAGAACAACTGTATGATTTGCTGGGCGATGATGAACTGTTTGACCAACTGTATGAACTGGCCAAGCGAGATGCCAATGCCGATGCTCGCCAGGTTGTGTTGGATCGCATGCAAGAGCTCAGCGCAGATCCTGCGGTGATGAAGGTCATAGCCAGCCTGAACATTGATGCTGATGCCGCAATGGATCCTCCTGAGTCAACACCAGCCGATCTTGACACGGAACAAGACAAGGTTGAAGAAATGTTGGGTGGCGATAAGGCCGATGCATTGATCATGGATGTCAGCATCAAAGAACCCCAAGATGGCATGGAAGAATCTGCCGAAGACACAGACTATCCAGAGTATCAAGATGATTTGGCAAGTATTCTTAAAACAGCCGGAGTACCTGCCGAAAAACGTCCAGCACCTGACTATGAAACAGCCATGGACGAAGACGCCAATCCGGGTATCACACCAGCCGACATAGATGGTGTGCCAGCGGAAGTAGATGAGGCCGAAAATCTCAGTCCATTCACCGAAGGCCAGTGCAACATGACCGAAGCAGGAACCATGTGCGAAGTGCATGGCAAGGCCGAGTGCGGCAGGGAAGAAGCCAATGCCTTGCAAGGCCAGTATGGACATTCAGGACGTATGCATGAAGTGGATAAAGACACCACGTTCCTGGATCGCCTCAAAGAACTTAGTGGCATGATAAAAAACTAGAAATAGAACAACCGCGTCATAAATACTCTTGACGCTACTCAAACCAGCGTGTATACTTGTTAAAGTGTATGCGCTTTTTTGTTCAGCATCACAGGCAACGTAACATCTAAACATTTAGATAGGCAACACCGAGTAAACTTTAGAAAGGCAACTCAACTATGGCATCATTAGCAGAAATTCGCGCAAGACTAGCCGCCAGCGAATCAAAACAAGGCGGAAACTCCACAGGCGGTGACAACTCGATTTACCCACACTGGAACATGGAAGAAGGCCAAAGTGCCACACTCCGTTTCTTGCCTGATGGTAATTCAAAGAACACATTCTTTTGGCAAGAACGGGCCATGATCCGCTTGCCATTCAATGGCATCAAAGGCGAAGCAGACTCAAAACAAGTCTACGTCCAAGTGCCATGCATGGAGATGTGGCAAGAGACCTGCCCTGTGCTGACAGAAGTTCGCACCTGGTTCAAGGACAAGGCTCTAGAAGACATGGGTCGCAAGTACTGGAAAAAACGCAGTTACATTTTCCAAGGTTTTGTGCGTGAGAATCCACTTGCTGACGACAAGACACCAGAGAATCCAATCCGCAGATTTATCATTGGTCCGCAAATCTTTACACTTATCAAAGGTGCACTGATGGATCCAGAATTGGAAGAATTGCCAACAGACTTGATGCGTGGCCTGGACTTCCGTATTAGCAAGACCAGCAAAGGTGGATTTGCTGACTACAACAGTAGCAAATGGGCACGCAAAGAGTCGGCACTGACCGAAGTGGAACAGGCAGCAGTAGAAAAGCACGGCCTGTTTGACTTGAGCACATTCTTGCCCAAGCGTCCAGGTGAGGCCGAAGTCAAGGTGATCAAGGAAATGTTTGAAGCAAGTGTGGATGGGCAGACCTATGATACCGAACGTTGGGGTCAGTATTTCCGTCCAGCAGGGGTCAATGCTCCAGCTGGTGGATCCGGTACTGCACAAGTAGATGAAGATGCTCCCGCAGTTGTGGCCCGACCAGCTTCGGCGGTTTCAAGCAGTTTTGACGAAGATGATGCGCCTGCTGTGGCATCAGCACCAGTGGCGGCCAAACCCGCAACTCAAAAAGCTGAAGACATCTTGGCCATGATCCGGGCACGTCAAAAGCAGTAAGCTATTGATAGATCAAGCACAGGGAAAGTCCCTGTGCATCTACCTGATTACAGATAATGAAATTAAATTTAATATTTGAAAATACCAACGATTCAATTGAGTTTGATATTGTTTATAATTCAGACATATTGGAACATGTGGTAGCAAAATCCAATGCTGACGGTTGTAACAGTTACTCAGATGACGGCAATATTTCTTCATCAGTTGACCGTTATTTGAACCAGTTGCACAATGCTGTGACTTTGACCAACTCTGTGATGCCGAGATTGTGCCATCAAAAGTTTGCCGAGCATACAGATCTTCTCGAATATCTTGATCAAAAATTTCTTAATCGTCAACACGAACAATGGGTGCTGTCTCAACAGAACATTGTTGACATAGATAAATTGCGATTTTCACAAGACAAAACTGTCAGCCAACTTGGATGGACATTGCACGATCTTTATCCAGATGAAATCCGACAAATACGGCTGGCCGAGGCCATGAAAAAATTAGGATTTATCTTTCCCTACGAAGAAGTCAACATGACAGTGCATAGATTAGAACATTTTTTTACCAAAGACATCGAATTCAAGGCACAATCAAAATGGCAAGTGTTTGATAATCCATTCCAAAACACTATGATCAGCAACAATGATGTGGTAAATTTGAGTTTTGGTTACACCTACGTTGGCAGGCAGTTTTATAACAAATGGCAATTTTGGGACACTGATTTAGAATTTGTAGATCATTACAACTACGAAACTTTGGAATATGCTTTTCAACTCAATCTAGATCGACCTCAAACAATACCATACAGCAAAGAATTCATCAACTGGCAACAACAAAAAGGTGTCAAAGCAATAGCAACACAAATTCCAATTGCCAACATCATAGACTTAGGAAAAAATCTCAAGTATTATAGAACTATGTTATATAAAAATTCTAAAGCCAATAATCGGGCGACTCTACTACTTCACTAAAGGAAAATCATGGGAAAACCATTTGACGTAAGCAAGTTCCGCAAGGAAATCACCAAGAGCATCGACGGACTCAGCATCGGCTTCAATGATCCCACAGACTGGATCAGTACAGGCAACTTTGCACTTAACTACTTGATCTCTGGCGACTTCAACAAGGGTATTCCCCTGGGCAAGGTCACGGTGTTTGCTGGCGACTCGGGTGCAGGCAAGAGTTATATTTGCTCAGGCAACATTGCCAAGCACGCACAACAACAGGGTATCTTTGTTGTGTTGATCGATAGTGAAAATGCTCTGGACGAGGACTGGCTCAAGGCCTTGGGAGTAGATACCAGCGAAAGCAAACTACTCAAACTCAGCATGAGCATGATTGACGACGTGGCCAAGACCATCTCAACATTCATGGCCGACTACAAGGCCTTGCCCGATGGTGAGCGTCCCAAGGTCATGTTTATTATAGACAGCTTGGGCATGTTGCTGACACCCACTGACGTAAATCAGTTTGATGCTGGTGAAATGAAAGGTGACCTAGGTCGCAAGCCCAAAGCACTCACAGCCTTGGTTCGCAACTGTGTGAACATGTTTGGAAACTACAACGTGGGCTTGGTGTGTACCAATCATACCTACGCCAGCCAGGACATGTTTGACCCCGATGACAAAATCTCGGGTGGACAAGGCTTTATCTATGCCAGCAGTATCGTAGTGGCCATGAAGAAGATGAAGCTCAAAGAAGACGAAGATGGCAACAAAATTTCGGAAGTCATGGGCATCCGTGCCGGATGTAAAGTAATGAAAACACGCTATGCCAAACCTTTCGAAGGTGTGCAGGTCAAGATTCCTTATGAAACAGGCATGAATCCTTATTCGGGCCTGACAGATTTGGCTGAAAAGAAAGGCCTGCTGAAGAAGGACGGTAACCGACTCATGTTTGTGACGTCGGATGGCGAGATCATCAAACAGTTCCGCAAGGCCTGGGAAAGCAACGAAGAAGGTTGCCTGGACAAGGTCATGGCTGATTTTGCAAATCAACGGGAAACGGTAAGTACTGAAGA